TTTCAACGTGGGCATAGTGCAGAGGTAAATACAGCAGGGACGTCTTTATCAGAAGATCCTTTAGTAAGTTATCAAGGATTCGGCTACAAAGATCCCCTAGCAATAATAGGTGCAGATCCGTTAGTAGATCTCTCGATGGTCGTTAATGTGCGCCCGAGTGAGTATGCACTCCACTCTAACCTGACAACAGACCCAACACTCATACGTAAACCAAACCTGTTTTATAATGAAAATGAAACACTAGCAATAAGAAATAAAGAAGGTGTTACAAATGTTAAACCACGTGAATTAAAACCACATGAGGAAAAGCATTTAATCAACAGCATAGCTAATTATGAAGCACATCAAAATAGTAAAGAAGAGTTGCTTACTATGTTTGAAAATATGAGTAATATGAGAAATGCTGGTGAAAGACCTTTGGGAAGAAAACTTAAATCTATCAAGAATACGATAGCTAATTATATCTCTGACATACAAGATCTCAAATCCAATCGTGGAACGTATGAGAGAACAATAGGATATAATCTTTCTAAAATTAGTGAGGCTACTTTTAATTTATCACGTGTCGCAGAAACTAATAAAGAGTTCGTTCAACTTTCTGAAATTACAAAGAGAGCTGAAGATCTTTTAGAGAAAAGAGTTGAAGCATTCAATATGTATAATGAGCTTCAGTCGAATAGATCATTTCATCTTCATGGATCAGAAAGTGCTAGATCGACAGGTGAGCGAAACTTCATAGAACGTAATTTGCAACGAGAGCGTGATAATTTAGATAAGTTCGTCAGAAGTTATTTCAAAGAACGTGATACTTTTATGGACGATCTTCAGAAACTATTTCCACAGACTACTGCAAGGCCAGACAAAAAGAAAGCACAAGCTGAGGCAGAGACAATTGTAAAGGCTACAAGAACACCAACCATGTTAAAACTCCGAAACACAGTAGCTGAAGTTCGATCAGATCCGTATAAGACATTGGTAGCTGACGATATATCTAATGTAATGTTTTCAATTAGTGCTATTCGTAATGAGAAACTACAAAGAGAAGTGATTGCTGAAGAAATTAAACTGCTACAATCACTTGGTGAAAAGGATACTGCTGATATATTACTTGGAGTTCTACAGTAGTGGGTGAGAAAACCTTTAGTCTCCATGATTCCCAGCTTGAGATAGCCAACTCACCAGCACGTTTCAAAGTAGTAGCTGCTGGTCGAAGGTTTGGTAAGTCCTATCTCAGTGCAATCATGCTGTTGATTGAGGCACTAAAGAGGGAACACAAAGGTAAGTCACTCAAAGATAAGCGTGTGTTCTACGTAGCACCCACGTTCGATCAGGGTAAACGTATTATCTGGGACTTGTTGAAAGATCTTGGACACGACTTCATCAAGTCTACACTGGAGAATCAGGGTATCATCACACTCAAGAATGATCGTAAGATCGAGATCAAGGGTGCTGATAGACCGGATACATTGCGTGGTGTAGGTCTTAGCTATGTAGTGCTGGATGAATTTGCATTCATGAAGCCGGATGTATGGGAACAGATCATACGACCAACGCTTGCTGACGTAGAGGGTGGTGCATTATTCATTGGAACACCCGATGGTAAGAACCACTTTTATGAATTGTTCAAGCAGTGTGGTGATGCAGAGGATTGGGAAGGGTTTAGTTACAAGTCAAGTGACAATCCAACATTAGCATCCACTGAAATAGAACATGCAAAGAGCACGATGAGTAAGGAAAACTTCAGACAGGAGTTTGAAGCTAACTTCTCAAGTGGTGGTGGAGCAATATTCAAGGAGTCTCAGCTACAATTCATGGATGAAGAACCCTAGTTGACCCCGCTGGGTTCGCAGATGTAGCGAAAGCACGTACAAGTAAGCTGAAAAGGCTGGATGAATGTGCAATTGTCTCAGTTAAAGTGGGTTCCTACGGGTGGTATGTGGGAAATATAGACCACGGTAGGTGGGGAATCAGGGAAACCAGCCTACGAATACTGAAAAATGCTAAAGCAGTCCATGCAATTGGGGTAGGTATTGAGAAAGGTGCTCTTAAGAACGCAATTATGCCGTACTTGTACGACCAAATGCGTAGATTGAATACATTTTTCGCAATACAGGAAGTAACTCACGGTGGTAAGAACAAGAATGACCGCATAACGTGGGCATTACAGGGAAGATTCGAGCATGGTAGGATCTTTTTCAAGAAAGATGCTGAATGGATTGCAGATATAACTGAACAGTTGCTTGATTTCCCTAACCCTATGGCACATGACGACCTGATTGATGCACTTGCTTACATAGATCAGATAGCAACAACGCTTTATGAAGCAGAAACAGTGACCGATACATGGCAACCACTCGACTCTATCTCAGGATTTTAAGTAATGGCTAAAGAAAACAGATATAACATCATAGATTCGAATGAGATGGACGGTGATGCAGATGCAGCCATTGCTGCACTGCAACCAGAAGAGAACACAGAGGACTCAGGTAGACGGGATAGTTTACGTAGCTGGATTATGTCACGTGTGGAGTCATGGCGTGACTTCCGAGACCAGAACTACGAAGATAAATGGAATGAGTACTACCGTCTATGGCGTGGTGTTTGGAAGGAAGATGACGTAGACCGCAAGAGTGAGCGTAGTAAGCTAATTGTACCAGCATTACAGCAAGCTGTTGAAGCCACAGTAGCAGAACTTGAGGAGGCTACCTTTGGCAGAGGAAACTACATCGAAGTTGCTGACGATATTGCGGATCAACAGAAAGATCCTTTTGAGCAGATTAAGAACCGTCTTATCGAAGATAACCAGTGGGCTGGAGTACCAGCATCTGTAGCTGAGATCTACCTTAATGGTGCTTTGTATGGCACAGGTATTGGTAAGATCTATGTAGAGAGTGTCAGTGAACCATCAGTAGCCGTTAACCAGCTTACTGGTGAGATGGTTCAGGATAGTCAGGAGCGTGTGCGTGTAGGGTTAGAGGCAATCAACCCACGCAACTTCTGCATTGACACCTCTGCACGTACTGTAGATGAAGCACTGGGTATGGCACATGAGATCATTATGCCTGCCCATATAGTTATTGAGAAGCAGAAGCGTGGTATATATCGAGATGTTGAAGTAGGTGCATGGGAAGAAACTAAGTCAGACTCCGCATTGGGTGAATCAGATTCTGGTGACAATGCACAGGATAGAATTTTTATCACTGAATATCATGGCAAAGTCCCAGTTAATCTTTTACCTGCTAGTGAACGTGACGAAGAAACTGTTGATGATAGTGGTCTAGTTGAAGCCATAGTTACGATTGCTAATAATCGTGAAGTCATTAAAGAAGTGGCAAACCCACTCACGATGAAGGACAGGGCATTTCTTGCTTACCAGCATGATACAGTCCCTGACAGGTTTTGGGGTCGTGGTATTTGTGAAAAGGGGTACCACCCACAGAAAGCTCTGGACGCAGAGTTACGTGCTCGTATCGACGGTCTAGCCCTGACAGTACACCCAATGATGGGGTACGATGTTACTAGGATGCCTAGAGGTGCCGACTTAACAGTACGTCCGGGTAAACAGATAGGTACTAACGGAGATCCCAATACGATCTTACGTCCCTTAAACTTCGGTACCATTGACCCCAACATTTTCCGTGACAGTGCAGATCTTGAACGTATGGTTCAGATGGGTACTGGTGCAATGGATAGTGCTACCCCGGTAAGTATAGCACCACGTAATAATACTGCAAGTGGTATGTCAATGATTATGAGTGGCGCTATCAAGCGTAGCAAGCGCACTCTACAGAACATTACACGTAACTTGCTTGAACCCTTCACACGCAAATCGTTGTGGAGATATATGCAGTTCGACCCTGAGCGGTATCCGATTATGGATTACAAGTTCACTGTGGTCAGTTCTCTTGGCATGATGGCTAGAGAGTTTGAACATGCACAGTTAGTACAGTTGCTACAGACTGTACCACCTGCATCACCTGCATACTGGATGACACTGAAACAGATCTTTGCTCTTAGTGCCGTTAGTGAGAAAGAGCCTATGATTGCAATCATTGACCAGATGTTGCAGCAATCAATGCAACCACCTCAGCCACCTCAACCTGATATAGATCAGCAACTGAAAGCAGCATCGCTTGAGCAGAATGCTGTGCAACATCAGGACAAGATGGTTCTTGAGAACAAACGTATCGACTCGAATGTAGTCATGGACTTAATTAGGTAGAGGAATTTATTATGAGTAAACTAGGATCAAGAGATCTAGTATATACTGATGGTTCAATAAATAGTTTTGCTAGTGCAACATCAAGTGGCGCAGTA